TGTTACCACATTTAAAACACGACCATTATAGTACTTTATATATCTAATCATATCTCTTTTATTCCCATCATTCCAAAAAAAGACTTCTGAAGGCATTTGAATAATTTCGGGAATTAATTCAATCAGGTTTTCTCTATTTGGTTTCTTCAGGTGGTTTTTTGTTGATTTAAGGTGTAGTCTTATTTTCCTATTATTATAATCGCTTAGTATTTCATTTTCTTTCGCCCATTTTATGGCCTCGTCCTTAGTTTTTTCAATTGTTTTTAGTTCAGGAAACTTGGTTTGATCCATGTCTTTATAATCTTTAAGCCCTTGGTCTTTCCAGCTTAATCTTTGCCTTAAATCATTCTTCAGGTAATTACGTCCAATATCAAATATTTCACTTGTTTTGGCACGGTTCTTATTAAATCCACCTTTGATCATTCTGTCCCACTCGCTTACACCATTTTTATCTACTGCTGATGATTGTAATGTTTCAATAGCTTTATTGCCTTGAGTAATATTACCCGACCGGAGCGTTTTAACATAGCAACGGCAACCCCAACCATTAGGCGGATATATACTGTCCCAAATAGGATCGGTGGCTTTAAATTTCATACCATTAAGGTTGGCATGGGCTTGCCTCACTCTATCGTCGCCGGCTGTTTTGTATTGCCAAATAGGAAAGTTCTTTATTTGTTTTTGCTGCCTGTGGTATTGTGCAGCGTTATGACTGGCATTCCAAGCAAAATCATACTCTGCGCGCAGGTAGTTTTCGTTATAAAGTGTGGTGAGTTTCTCAGCATTTTTACGAAAATCGTTAAAAGTGTCGGCACTTTTTACCAGAGAATTTAGTTCTTGCACCATAGCCCCCGTTTTGGCGGCTGCAAATCGGTAGGTATTAAGTTCAAACATTTGCAAAGTACGATAGTCGGGTTCGCCAAATTCTAAGCCCATATTAAAGGGGTTTTGCTTGGCTAGTTTAAAGGGTTTCTTTTTTTGCCAACCTCGGGCAATAGCATCGTTTATAAGCACTGCTGTTTGTTCAAATTGTGCGTAATCATACGCCAGTGTACGGTTGTCCCAAATGGTTTTTATTAATGTGCTTCTACTTTGCTCAGCACTATTATCCTTGGCAAGTGTTATTAGTTTTGTTTTGCCTGGTGTGCAGCATGCGTGATTAGCTTCATGATAAATTGGATGAGCCAAGTTTACTTTTTTTTTACTTCGACAGGCCCAGTAATCCCATTATTGGTAGCAGAGCTTGCCGAAGCTTTTTTACCAATGATATCAATCCTATATTTATTGTTAAAATAGGCGGGTGCAACGTCGAAGTACTCTAGGATCATCTCTTCAATATCTTTCATTTCTTTAGGCGTATATTCGTAGGTATCGTCCCAAGCCAATGTATCGGTTTCTTTTAAAGGAAAACCGTGTTTTATTAGGAATGGAATTAAGTCGTCATTAACGGTATCTAATACCAAGTCAGCATCATCTTCGGCAATATCGTCGCTTACATTCTCATGCACTTGTGCTTGGCTTTTGGAGCTGCCATTGTCCATGGTCATGGTTTGACCTAATATGGCTTTGCTCATTTCTTTATTAGCCCGGTCAACACGTTTATCGTAAACATTAAAAGCATCGCCTTTGGTGCTTTCAATAATTTGCAGTTCGGTACCTTCTGGAAATAACCCCCAAGCAGCAGAGCCCATATCTTCGAGCATAGTTTCTACCCTGTCGATGTCCTTCTTATCGCGCGATGATGTTTTGCCAACCCGAATAGGCATGCCAAATATTTCGGCAAACTGATCCCAAAACTGGAGGGCGTATTTTTTTGAAATAGCTGATTTTGATACCGGAAGCAATAAACCTAAGTCAGATGGTTCGCCAACTGCAATGCACCAATCGGAAAAAGGTGGGGTTTCGTAGTCAATCCCGTCTTTAGCCTCATCCATAATTTCTTTAATAATAACGTGATGTTCGGGGATTACGTGCTCACGAGGCACTAATTTAAGTTCTTTAAACCTGAGCTTACCTTCTCTTATAATATCGCCAAACTGAATGAGTGAATGTCCGTAAAATATTGAATCTAGGGTGAGATTAATAAACTTTTTAAACCATCGGCTTCTAAGTAATTTGGTAGCCTCTTCGTTTTCTTCCCCGTTTTCATCTACTATTTTAAATGCTCTCCGGAGAGTTTTCATTTTACGATTACGGATGGCGCCTAGTAAGTGCTCATCGAGCATAGCATCGTAGTAAATTTTTAGCAGATTTAGGCGTTTGGGGTTCTCAAAATCAAGTGCTATTTGGTTGGCGCTTCTCCAGTCTTTGATCTCATTTTGAGTAAGCTGCTGACTTATTTGCTTAATGTCTATTATTAAGCTTTTTTTGCCGTTTATGTCTTTGGCTAATTCTATCCTATTAGGATGGTTTCTTAGGTGGTCGTAACCATCGTTTTTGTTTTTGCTTACGTTAATATTGAATCCTAATACTTTCATTTAATTGCTTTTTAATTAGTATTTAAAATACAAGCTAGAAGCTTGTGTTACTTACCAGCTATTCCCCATTTTCTTATTACTACCGTATTTTATTGGGTTGCCTTGGTCTATGTCGTCCTCATCATCAAGTGTTGGCCAGTTTGGTTGAAACTTACCGTTTTGAATTTGAAGCAACCATTTGTCTAGTTCTTCTTTGCGCTGTATTCTGATATCGGGAATGAGGTTGCCGGGTAAGTTAGAATGTAGGGTGTATAAAATCTGATCAATAATAAAAATTAGCAGGTTACTATCTCGCTCCTCGTCTATTTGTGCAAATAGTAGTTCTACATTATAACGGCCTCTAATAAAACCGCTAAAGTATTCAATAGCCGCTATTTCGGCATTGAATTTATTTTGCTCTGTTGCTTGTTGTACCACTTCCAAGTCTTCGGGAGTAATAAGGGTATTATAATCTGTTGGGGTTATATAGGCCATAATTTATTTTGTTTGATAATTACAACGCTTCATTAATTCGAAAGCATTTAGGTTTTTAGGTAAGATTACTAGATTCTTATTATGTTTTATATCGTCGTTTGATAATATAGCGTATTTTTTACCAATTTTAAACACGTAGTATTTTTTATTATTAAGCCAATGCAGCCTGTCTGCTTTCCTTATCGCTTTTCGGAGCTTGCGGTCTTTCCACCACATTAATAGTTTTTTCATCTAATAACCTTTTTTTGATTTTCTTGATCGTTTGCCAACAGAGCCCGCCCAATCGTGGTTTCGGTTTGCTCTTTGTATTTTGAAGATAGCTCCTTCGTCGGCGTCCGGAGCGTCGTCGTGAATGGCACTTCCTTTCTCAAACCCTACCACCTGATCCTTGGCATCTATCATATGCTGGTTTTTCTTTTGAGCTATATTATAAGTGACTAAACCACGCTCATAAAGTGCGGCTGTTGCTTGAATACGTGCAAATTTATCGGGCTTTTTACGGGTGTCGCCACGTATAGGAAGATGATAGCCACGCAAGCGAGCTTCGGCTTCAAAGTCGTCGTAAAACATATCCTGAAGGAAAATTTCTTCCATCCAGTATTCACATATTACATCTTCCGGAAGAGACTCATGAAAATCGTAAAACCATTTCACGGCCTCCGTAATTGACGTTTGTTTACAGAATTGATCTATCTTATAAAGTTTAATTCCAATATTGCCCCAAACCGATATGGCTTTATAATCGTTTGTGGTTTTGGCTTTATAACTTGGGTCGAAATAGGCCACTATCATATCCATCTTTTGCAGCTTGGGAATTCGGTTCCAGTGGATCCAATGTTCTTTAAAGATTTTACCTTTTACAGCAGCCTTATGAAAGTATTCACGAAGCGCCATAAATGTACCCATTTGCTGAAATCTGCGCTGTAATTGCTCTGATGTAAATTTCTGCCACCATCTGGGTTTTCCTGTAAATGTACCGTCAACAGTAGCCATTACTTTAGAATGATGCAAGCCTTTACGTTTGGGTTTGCCGTCCACATCGCCTACGACATGGGCTAATATGGACTTTGGGTGGATTCTATTCCCGACACCAAGCATTCGGCTTTTCCTAATGTCCATCGATCCAAGAAGAGACCCTAATAGCCACTCAACTACACTATCAACCCTTCTTTCATTTTTCACAATTTCGTCATCATCTAAATCATCCCATACGCAATAGTCGGGTCGTTTTTCTCTATTTCTAATACCCCTAGGTGATTGTCCACGACCCAAGGCAATAAACTGAATGCCATCGTTTGTTGTAAAGTCGCCTTCCTCCCAAGCGCCATGTTTTACTTGGATTCCAAAATCTTGAATATATCTTTGATTAAACTCCAGCTCAGCTTGAATGTCATTTAATTGGTTGGTGGCATCGTCATTATTTTTGCCAATTAAAATCATGCCTTGCAGATCATTATTAATCTTTAGCCACATGGGGAGTATAATATCAGCATGTACAGATTTGGCATGCTCACGAGGCCACTCCCAAACGCCAAAATAATTTGGATCCGATTTTACTTTATTGGCGGCACGTATTTGAAAATCGGCACAAGGATCGCTGGCATAGTGAGGGAAGTAGTAATCGACAAAAAACTCATAGTCGATTTTTGCCCGGGCAATTCGCTTGCTCTTTACTTCCTCCGGTTCCTTTAGGTTAACCGTGGTGGCCGCCTGAACAATTCGGCACCATTCCTTCCACTCAATGTGTTTTTTTTGTGAAGAGCTGGCCATTATACGTTGAGTTTGTTGGTAATGTAGATGTCCTGTAAATGGTTGAGTTGCTTCATAAACTCAAGCGTAACTGTTTTATCGGTAGTTGATCTGTTTTGGAGCCATTTACTGAACTCCATAAATACATCCATAATCAGGATTGGACTGTCCTGTTTGTCGAGTTTTTCGATTAAACTGGCCAGCTTGCTCAGTTGATCAGCTGGGAAGTCTTTGGCCTCGAGCTCAAGTAGCTCGTTGATTTTCATCAGAGTTTTGTTTACCAGCTCCTGACGGCTAATGGTACGCGCAGCTCTTTTTTCTTTCCACCCCTCTTCTTGTATCCACTTATTTATGGTAGCATTCGATTTTATACTTGTTCTATCCAATATCTCTTTTATCGGAGTATTGCTCATATATAAAAGGTATGCCAGTTCTTTTTTATGCTCTGCTGTTTTTCGCCCCATTTTTTAAACTTTCTGCAAATATGCTTGAAAATAGGGGCTTTTTAAAGTGTTTGTTTTCCTATTTGCAGGACTCTGTAAATAAGAGCTAATAAACTATAAGTAAGAATATTACGACTTGTTGAAATGGCAAATATAGTACATTTTTGCAATTCAAGAATGTTAAATCATAAAATTTGAATAATGGCAGAAACTTACACTTTCGTGGTGAATGACGAATCGGTTTTAAATACCTACGGAGGAAGAGTATTAACATCGGGGCTTGATATTAAACAGTACAAAAAAAATCCTATTGTGTTATGGTTCCATAAACGACCCAAGAGATATGGCAATCAGAATAATGTTGAAAATGAGATTCTGCCTATTGGTACAGCCGTTAAGTTATGGAAAGATGATGGCAAATTATTTGCCGATATTCAATTTGATCAAGAAGATGAGTTTGCGCAGAAAATTGAAGGCAAAGTGGCTCGTAAGATCATTAGAATGTGTTCGCCTGGTATAGACCCCGTGGCCTTTAGTGAAGACACAAAACATCACCTTCCGGGACAAACAAGAGTTACCATTACAAAGGGTATTCTTGATGAAATTTCTATTGTTGATATAGGGGGTAATAACAATGCACTTCGCCTTTCGGATAATGAAGATATTGACGATGTAATGCCGAAATTAAATCTTTCAAAAAATAAAATAGATATGGATTTTAAAACGCAAGTAGCGGCAAAGTTAGGGATAGATCCTAATTCAGCCGATAATGTGGTATTGGATGCAATAGGCCATCAAATTACCTTGGCAAAAGATGCCGGGACTTATAAAACTAAGTTCGAAAATCTTGAGAAAACAGTAAACGAAGATGTTGAAAAGCAAATTATTGCCTTAGTTGATGCTAATGTTGATAAGAAATTTACGGCTGATAAAAAAGAATCAATGGTTCAGCTAGGTAAAACCAGTGGCCTAGCTACTTTACAAAACGTAATAGGGATGATGCCCGACAGCCAAAAGCCTACGGATGCCATTAATCAAAATAGCGGAGGAAAAGGTGCCCATACTGCAGGTGATACTAAAGGCGATTCAGAATTAACTTTTGCTAAGTTAAAAGACCAGGGACTTCCTGCATTAGAGAAATTTAAAGCTGATAAGCCAGCCGAGTATATCGTTTTGTTTAAAGCCGAGTATGGTTTTGCACCCGATATGGACTAATCAATTCGACTCCACTCAACGGATATTAAAAACAGATTTATAAATAAAACTTTTAGAATAAAATGAAAACATTTAGCAATTTTATCATGTTTATGGTCGTTACCGCCTTTATGGCTGTAGGGCTCGAAACACAAGCGGGCATTGATCCTGTTACCACATTCGCAGTAAGTGGCGGCATGTCGGTAGTTTATTCGTTTATCGCCTCGTTTATGCCAGCCAACAGCTTGTTTATGGCGCTCCAAGTTCAGATATGGGAAGGCGAAATTATGAAGAAATTTAGGCATGAGAATACCTTCTTGAGTAGAATTGGGCACAGAGACCAATATGTTCAAAAAAATGCCATTCACTTAGTAGATATAGGTGTTGATCCCGAGGTGTTGATTAATAACACAACTTATCCTATTGCAACCGTATCGCGTACTGATGAAGATATTGTAATATCATTAGATAAATTTGATACTGTTAATACAGCCATCTCTGATGATGAATTACATGCTTTGCCTTACGATAAAGAAGGCTCTGTAATTGCCGATCACCGAGAGGCGCTAGAGCAAGCATCGGTTGAAAAGTCGGCACATAGCCTATGTCCACAAGCAGATACAGCTAATACGCCTTTAATTATGACTTCGGGTTCGTCTAACGGTTATACAAATGCTCGTAAGCGAATGACCATCCGTGACGTTATTAAAGCAAAAAAATCGCTAGACGATTTAAAGATCCCACGCAAAGGCAGAGAATTAGTTCTTTGCAATGATCATATAGAAGATTTATTGTTAGAATCTCAGGTGTTTAAAGAGCAATATCAAAAAATTACTACTGGTACAGTATTAAACATGTATGGTTTTATTGTTAGCGAATTTGTGGCTAACCCACTATTCTCTAATTCAACCGGAGAGAAAAAAGCATTTGGTGCAGCACTTGCCCCAACAACTGACCTAGCTGCCTCATTCTTTTATTATAATAAAAGAGCTGTACAAGCTAAAGGCAAGGCCAAGATGTACCATGCCAAAGCCGAGAATGATCCTACTAACAGACAAAGTGTGATTGGATTTAGAGCCTATCATATTTGCCTACCAAAAAAGAATACAGGATTTGGAGCTATTGTTTCTAGTATAGTATAAAATAAACCCAGAGAAGGAAAGTAGCCGCCAACGGTTACGCTCAGTAAGCGAGCGGCTACTTTATTAAACATCAAGAAAAGCAATTGAAGTGGAAGTTGAAATTTGGATTTATAGAGGATTAATTGGGTTTATCATCGTGATTTTGTGGTATGTTATTCGCCAGTGGGCTGGAAAAATCGACGAAAAGTTTGATAAGTTAATAGAAGCAGTTGAAAAAATGGGCTTGAAAAACGAAACACAAAATGGCGAAATTAAACTCTTATCAAACGTACAGAAAACCCATGATGACCGTTTAAACGATCATGCCAAACGAATTAGAGAAGTGGAAAGGAAAGTAAACTAATGGAGAAAAGTAATTTTATAAATGCCTACCTAAAAACCAATGGCCACGAGGGTGGTTATGTGAATAATCCTGCCGATAATGGCGGCGAAACCTATAGAGGTATTGCTCGTAAATTTTGGCCTAAATGGAAAGGCTGGGCTTTTGTTGACATACTTAAAGAAAAGTATAGTGGTGCAAAGCTAGATGCCCGTTTGGCTTCAAATGCTGGCGTACAGGCTATGGTTGAAGAATTTTACTTGGATAACTTTTGGATGAAAAGTCAGCTTTATGAGTTTGATCAAAACATTGCCGACGAGATTTATGACACTAGTGTTAACCAGGGACGCAAAACGGCTATTATATACTTCCAAAAAGCCTTGAATATTCTTAATAGAAATCAACGCGATTATCAAGACATAGAAGTGGATGGGCAGATTGGGCTTAATACCCTATTGGCTTATGATGCCTATATGGCTACTGAGCAATTTAGTTCAAGAACCTATTTACAGTTGATTGCTACGCTACTTAAAGTGCTAAACTATTATCAGCTTGAGCGCTATATAGATATTGCCAATAGGGATAAAATACAGGAGTTGTTTGTTATGGGCTGGGTGGCTCGAGTGTAATACTGTAATGCAAGCTTCCAAGCTTGTGAATAGCAACGCAAGCTAGGAAGCTTACAACACGTAATTAAAATGAAATGAAAGATATTCGGATTTAAAAGGAGATTAAAATGAATTTAAACATATTAGGATTTATAAGCGAGATACTAAATCCGGTGAGCAAAATAGTTGACGATGTAACCACCAGCAAGGAAGAAAAACTGCAACTGCAGAATGGTTTAGAAACTATAAAAAATGCTTTTTTGGTGAAGACCTTAGAATACGAAAGTAAACTAACAGAAGCCAAGGCCGAGATAGTGAAATCCGAAACCGTAGGTTCGTGGTTACAACGTAGCTGGCGACCTATCTTAATGCTTCTGTTTGGCTTTATTCTTATTTACGAATACTTTTTAGCCAATTTATTTAGCTTGCCTAAATCGGGCTTGTCAGTAGAGTTTTGGGAGCTTTTAAAAATTGGTATAGGTGGTTATGTAGTTGGCCGATCTGCAGAGAAGATAGCCCCTAATTTTTCGAGAAATTCAAATAAAAATTTACAATAACATGACAAAGAAAAAAATAAACATGGCAAAACTGCAGGCGCAGTATTTTGATTTGTACCCAAAAGCCAAGGTACTTTATTTTACCGAAGATGGTAATTGCTTTCTTCAAAAATCTCCTGCAGTAGCTCATTCAAAAAAGAGTGGCAGCAAATGGTTATCGGTTGATAATCCTGCTTTTAAAGTAGAACTTGAACGCGAGGCCTCAGAATTGGCAGCAGCCGAGGATGAAGCTAAATTATCCGAAGCTAAAAAGCTTTTAAAGGATTGGCATATTGATCATAGTGATTATCGTAGAGACATAGAGCTTGTCAATAATCTTAAATTAGATGTGGCCGACCGAAAGCATGGTACAATTGTATCGGCTATTAAAGAGGCACAACGAAAAATGGGGAAATAGGAGATATAATTATGGCAAAAGTAAATATATTTGAAACCAATGGTGCCTTAGGTACACCCCAATCCAATAAGGATGGTGTTGTAGGCCTTATTGGTTCAGCTGTTGTAGTAGCTGATAAATTTGCCTTAGGCGATGTATTGGAATTGTATTCCAAAGAAGATGCAGAAGCTTTAGGGATTGATGAAGCCTATGATAGTGATAATTCTGTTGGATTGTGGCACCACGTTCGCGACTTTTACGAAGAGGCAGGCGCTGGGGTTAAACTCTTCCTTATGCCGGTTGCTACAACCGTCACTCTATCCGAAATGGCTGATAAAGATTTAGAATATGCGACGACTTTAGTCGCCCAAACCAAAGGCGAAGTTCGCATTATTGGTTTATGCAAATCGGGGGCTTCACTTGCTAGCACTAAAGGTTTTGACGATGATGCTTATGCGGCTATTGCCAAAGCTAAAGCACTTAGCGATGCTTTGTTTTTAGAGCACCGCACAGTGTCGTTTATTATTGAAGGAAAAGGCTATGCAGGCAATGCTGGTAACCTTGAGGACTTACGTGCTTCGGATGGCCCCAATGCCAACCGTGTGAGTGTGTATTTAGGTCAGGGTGACCTTGGTGGGGCTTCGGCTAATATAGGTCTATTACTAGGGCGTTTGGCCGCTATTCCTGTACAAAGCAATGTTGGCCGTGTTAAGGATGGTGAGCTTGCTGTTATGGAATTAAACCTGAGTGATGGCACTTCGGTTGCCAATATTGATTTGGTGACCCTTGAGGCCATTAATAATAAAGGTTATATAGTGCCCAGGTACTACGATAATAAGCCGGGCTTTTATTTCTTTGATGATCCTACTTGCTGTCCTATTACCGACGATTATGCGTGGATTCACAGAGGCCGACCAATGGACAAAGCGCACCGCTTAACCAATGGGGTGTTTGTTGATGAGTTATTAGACGATATTAATATTGATCCTGATACTGGACAAATGGAGGCTTCGGTAGCGAAATACTTCCAACGCCAATGCGAGAAAACAATTCAAACTAATATGATGGGCAGTTCCCGTAAGGAAATTTCCTCGGTCAAATTATTAGTTGATCCTGCACAAAATGTGCTTTCTACCTCAAAGGTAATTGCCAAACTTAGAATTGTGCCTAAGGGCATGACTCGTGAGTTTGAAATTGAAATAGGATATTCTAACCCCTTTAATACTTAAGATATGATACATGGATATGAATACGCATACGAAGATATGCAATGTGTAGTGAATGGTTATCCTCTTGAGAATTTTCAGGAAGTGGAGTATGGTGCCAGTAAAGCCCATGCGAATATACATGGCCGAGGTGCCGTACCTGTGGCTATGAGTCGTGGCAAAAAAGATGCCGAGCCTGGTCGTTTAGTGGTTTTGCAGAGCGATTTTGAGGCTATGAATATGGCGGCTCCAGTAGGCACCGATCCCACAGACTGGAAAGCCTTTGAAATGATTATTAGTTATGCCCCCGAAGGTGGTATTATTATTACAGATGTTGTTCCTTTTTGCCGCGTAAACTCGTGGAAAAAAGGCATGAAAACCGAAGATGGACATCAAACCATTGAGCTGAGCCTGACAACAGGGATTCCTCAGCTTAATGTTTAGTTCTCATATATTTAGTTTTGATTAGTTTGTAATTAGTTGGCACCCCTGCTTTTGTGGGGGTGTTTTTAAGACCCTTTGAGTCCGCTCAGGGTAAAAAAAGAAAAAAGCAATGAAAAAGACAAAGTACGAAGTAAATGAAAAAACAAGCTTAACTCCAGAAGAGATTAAAGCTTTTAAAACCACTTATGGTAAAGTATATAAATTGAGTGTAAAGAGTGATGAAGATGACAGCATAGAAGCGCAATGCTTTATCCATAAACCAAGCCGACAGGTATTAGACCTAGCGGCCTCCAGTTCTAAAGTTAAGGATTCGAAATTTAACGAAACCATTCTTAAAAATTGCTGGTTGGCAGGCGATAAAAGTATTGTTGAAAATGATGATCACTTTTATGCTGTTAGTAAGCAATTAAACTCTGTGATTAAATTTAAAGAAGCCGAGCTGGTGGAATTGTAAGCGAAACGGAGGTTAATGCCGGGACTCCGCTTCGCCGTATTATTAACACATCAATTGAGTTTTACTTGCACATTGACCCGGCAAGCCTTAGCGATGTGGAGTGGGCTCAAAAATATAATGACATCATTTTCATAAGAAAGCAAGAAGGAAATGAACTTAAAAGAATTACGGTACCAAATAACAGCCAGAGAAAACCTAAGCGGTAAGCTGGATAGAGTTACAGGCGCATCCAATAGGACTAGCCGAGCTCTAGGTACTCAAAACCGACATTTATCTTCTCTCAAGAAAAACATTTCTTCTGCAGCTTCGCAACTGCCTTTCTTTTCCAATGCAATGGGGTTGGCTACCAACCCCATTCTTTTAGCTACTGCGGCAGGTGTTGGCTTTATTGCTATGCTGAGTAAGGCAAAAGATAAAGCTGCTGCTTTTAATACTGAGTTTCGTGATTTATATAATCTTAACCTTGATAAAACACCTTTTCAAACTGCTAAAATGCGTTCCGATGTATTAAATACTTCGGCTAACTTTGGTTTTGATGCCGAAAGAACTTCACAAGCCTATTACGATGTGCAATCAATTGCTAATATTCAAGGTTATGCAGCTGGACAACTAATAGGAAAAACTGGACAGTTTGCCCAAGTCATGAGGTCTAACTTTAACGAAACAATTGCAGGAACTGCGCAAGTGATGGATATTTATGGGATATCTATTAATAAAGTTGATGACTATTTAAGTAGCATGTATAAAACGGTAATGGTAGGTAAAACCACTTTCGATGAAATGAGCAAAGTGCAGGTCGAATATGCCAACGCAGCTTCGGCAGCAGGACAAAGTTATGATGCAGCCAATAAAATATTTGCAGCTTTTTCAAAAACACAAAAAACTTCAACTATTGCTTCCACAATGACCAAAACAGCGTTTCAAGACTTAACCAAAAAATCAACACTTGATGGGCTAAGCAAAATAGGTGTAAATGTTTTTAATGCTAAAAAAGAAATGCTTGGTGTTGATGTGATTCTCCAAAATATGATTCCAAAATTACAAAGCATGAACGATTTGGAATTTGCAAATTTAAAGGAAGAAATAGGCGGCTCCGAAGGTATTAAAGGTTTACTTGATTTGGCTAAAAATTCAGGCGATAAGTTACTTGCGAGTTTTAATCAATTTGATAATTCCGATATGGCTTTTGATAAAGCTTTGACAAATGCAAGAAGCGAGATAAATTTTATTGATGAGCAGATTAACAATAAGCTAAAAGTATCGTGGATAACTTTAGGTGATACAGTACTTCCAATGTGGGTTAGTATTAAGCAAACAATACTTTCAACAGTAGATGAGCTTAATGATAGCCTATATAGT